TCACCTAATTGTTTAGGTTTAGTTACTTTTTTTATTTTAAAACTACCTTCTTCTTTAGTAGGTTTTTCTTTAGTAGCCTCAACTGTTTCTTTAGCTTCTTCTACTTTTTCTAATACTTTTTCTTTTATTGTTTCTTCTGTTTTTTTTGACATAATATAATAATATAAAATTAATTAATTTTTAAGATGGACTAAATTGCTCAAGTCCAAAACCATCTAAATTATCATTACCAGCAGATTCAAAATCTTTAGGTAATAAATCATTTTGTCTTTGGTCTATAAGTTCACTTTGTTGTGTGCCCTGTATTTTTACTCTTTGATCTTTACGATCTTCTATTGACGCTTCTTTTTGTTGTTGTACTTGACCTTGTAATCGAGCTAATTCCATGTCATAATTAAACTCTTCGGCCATTAATTGTTTTTTAATCTCCGCTTCTCTTTCCATTTTAGCAATTTCAAACTGAGATTTTGCTTGTTCAATTTGAATTTCAGTTTCTGCTAGCGCTTGATTTTTTTGTACTTCTGCTAACGCTGCTTTTTCGGCTGACTCAGCGTTTGCAGCAGCTTGTGCTTCAATATTTTCTAATTGTTGTGCTCTATCAAGTTCTTGTTTTTTCTTTTGTCTTGCTTTTAAACTTTGATTAGCAAGTTTTATATTTCTAATTTCTCTTAAATCAATAGCATCTTCAAGACTAATATTTTGTTGTTGAAGTGCCATTTGTATATTTTGTTCTAAATTAACTTTTTCTTCTTCTTCAGGTTCTAATTCTAAAAATATACCAAAATCATGTAAACTTAATTTTTTAATTTCATTAAGAGTATGAGTATTAAATGTATTGATACTTGTCATTAAACTTTGTTGAGTTAATGGAAATTGCAACATATCTGAAACTCTTAAACTAATATTTTCACAAACTCTTACGGTTAAATACATTAAAGATTGTAATATATGTTTTGTAGCTGTATTAGAGTTAGCGGCTGCTAATTTTTGTAAGCCCACTAATGAATCTTTTGCAGGTGTACTACCATCTCTTGCTTCATTTAATCCAGTGACATCTCTTATCATTTGTAAATAATATTGATAAGTTTGAATCATAGATTGAATCTTACCCATACCATTTGAAGTTTGTAATTCTTGTACTGGTACTTTTCCTCTATTTAATTCACCATCTTGCGTTAGAGATCTACCTACAATACTACCAGTTTGAAAATACATATTCAATGCTTCTGCTGGGTTATAATTTGTACCATTACCTAAATCAACTTCTGCTAAACCATCAACATCTAAATACACACCATCTGGTACCATTTTAGACAATACTTGTTGAAGTTTTAAATGCGTTAATTGAATCATATCAGCAAATCCAATAGTTTTTTCTACTATAGAATTAATACGACCTTGATACATACGAGGCGATGTAATAACATAATTCATGTTAACTTTAGTAGTATCACTGTAAGGTCTAGTCATATTTTCACTTAATTCCCATTTAAGTAAATTACCACCTAAACCTAGTACTTTTGCCCCACAATATAATACTTCTATTGATCTTGAAGCTCTTTCAAAATTATCATTTGGTGGAGGATTAAAAGTGTCTGGTTTTTCTAATGTTTTTTCTAATCCTTGTTCAGTTTGTTTTATTTTAAAAACTTGATCTTGATATGTTTTATATTCAAAATATAATACTTGAACTTGATCTTGTGTTTCTTGTCCCCACCAAGTATTCTCGACATAAGAATTTCTGCCAGGATATTTTTGTATTTCTTCTAACTCACTATCAGTTAACCAAGGAAATTGTCTTTTAAGTTCTGATAATGACATATTTTTTACTTCTCCTACGTAATATATATCTTCAAAATTAGGATCATCTGTATATGAATAAACTATATTAGCAGGGTTTACATAATCAACAGTTATACCTTCTGATAAATTAAAATCAGTTTTAACACAACCCATTCCTAAAACAGTTAAATCATAAGCTAACCTTTTTTTAGTTTGATCATATTTATTATAATCTAAAATATTATTAATTGCTTCTTCTTCTGCAATTTCTATACTTTGTTTATAATTAAGTTGCATGTAAAGATCTAACTCATTTTCATCTTCAGGTAATGATTCTGGATCAGCTGATGAATAAAAATTTTTTCCAGTTAAAGCATTTAATTGTTCTATTTCAGCTCTGTTTTGAATATCTCTTAAAGCATTAGATGCATAATTAGTTCTTTGTTTAGTTGCAAAAGGATCTGTTGCATAAGATTTTATTTCATAACCTTTGTCAGTCATTCCATTGACTACTATATCTACAAATTTTGATAAAATTGGAACAGGTTTCCAATCTAAATTAAGATAAGATAAATCTCCGTTTATAGCTAATTCGTCTTTATATTTTTGCACAGGTTGTTCTCCTCTAGCGTATAATCTTAATCTATTAAAATTTTGAAAGTTACTTATAAAACGGTTTTGTCCGCTGGAGTTTCTAAACCATTCATGCTCAATAGCTTGAGCTACTTGTAGTCCATACTCTCTAGATTTTTTCTCTTCTTCAGGTACCACCTGATCAGGGAAAGAACTATTATAGTTAATCTTAACCATCTAATTTAGTATTTTTGAATTTACTCCTCTATTATCGTATTTTTTAAAACCTAAAGGCACAGTTGTTAATTTTCTTTCCGCCACTGGTCTATATCTATTTTTATTACACGCCATTATTGCTAAACCAGAGCTTATAGATGCGTCATGTAACGTTCTGTTGTTAATATTAAATTTTGCCCAATCTTCTAAGGTTCTTTGAAAATATAAATCTCCGTAATTCTCGCCGTTATATCCTATAAAATTTTCTATATAATCTTCTATAGCAGCAGCATGAGCTTGTTTTATATCTTCACTTGAATTAGGTATACCCCCTATTTCTCTTTCTGCTACAGATAATTTATTATAAATTTTATCAGGTCGGTTCATAGAATAACCTCTATAACCTCTTCGTTTTAAATAATATAATAATCTTGGTTTATTATTTTCTGCAAGTAATGGCATTCCATAGAAAACTAAAGCCATTAAAACATCTTCAAAAAATATTTCTGCAGTTTGTGGTCTAGCTATATATTCTAAAAAAAATGTGTTAGGAGGAACGTCCTCCATAGTGAATTTAGTTAAACCATGTAAAGATCCTTTAGAACCTCTACCATCTACGGTTCCGGAAATATCGTAAGGATCGCAACCGAAAGCACCACAATCACCATTGCCAGGATATCGTATTCCATTTTTAATATTATGTCTATTTTGTAAATGAACTGGTGGAATCCATGATATAAAAAATCTTCCGTTATTATTAGGAACGAAAAATACTCTACTATCTTTTATTCCATTTTCCCATTGAAAATTTCCTTGGGTAATTATATTGGTATTTTTTAAATCTTCATTATAATCTATTTGCTCATAGATTTTTGTTAAATTAAATAAAGATTGTTTAGCCTCATCTCTAAAAGCATGTTTTTCAGTTCTTGGAAATTGTCTATAAAATTCATTTAAACTATCTTGATCTTCTTTTAAACCTTCGACTTCGTTTTCCCAGTGGGAAATAACTCCGATGTTAATTTCGGATCCATCAATGCTTTTGACGGCTTTTTTTGGAGTTTCGAATACAGGTATGCCATGAGTATTAATGTATCCTTCGTAGTTCCACTCCATAGGTATGAACAAACTATATAATCCTGAATTAGTCTGTCCGTTGCGGTTTCTTTTTGTAACATCTGAAGCATCATATAGTTTTTTAAAATTACTACCCCCTTTATCTAAAGCATTAGAGGTAGATCCCATCATACATTTTCCAACTATTCTACTACCTAATCTTAACGTTGTTTTCGTGACCCTCCAGTTGTTGAGGATATTATCGGGCCTCTCCCATTTCCCCGATTCATCGTGCGCGAGGAGTTGTAGTTTCTCCCCATCATAGGAGTTGTCACCGGTATTCTTCCAATCGATGGTCGTGTCCAAGCCCTGGAGTTCCTCTTCAATGGTTGTGTGATTTTCCAGTTTTTTTCTGGTAAGTTTGGAGGCAGGGACTCTATAGGCGAGCTCGGTCTTGGGGCGGTCCATACCGTCTTGGATCGGTTTGAAAAAGAAGGGATAGTTAACTGATATTGGTACCACCTTGTCAGTAAACATCTTTTTCGCATCAGCTCCAGTTTTAGATAATATTCCATATCGTGAATCTGAGGATATAGTGGCCTGGTGTACCAATTCTGATGATGCCATGAAAGAAAATCCAGATCGACGGTTCTTAAGGTAGCACATTCCATAACACCTAGTATCGGATTTACACGCTTCCCAAAAAATAAAGAAAAGTCTGTTTGACTCTCGAAACTCTGGCTTCCCAACATCAATCTTGGTCCACTGCAAGTACATATAATGAGAACCAGTAATATAAGTGGGAATGCCTTGGTTATAAAACCAAAAACCTTCTTCACGTCTTTTAAATTCTTCATCAATATAATCATACCATTTGTTTTTAAAATCTAAAGAAGTATTATTCCAATCAAATACTGTTTTTAATCTATCTAAAGATTTTGGATAATCAAATACTTCCCAATATTGTTCTTCCTTTTTATTTGCTCTTTTATATATTTTGTCTTCTAGCGGTAAAGCAATTTTGAGACCTTGGATTTCATATATTTCCCCAATTTGGCCAGTTTTGCTGATAACCACGATATCATTTTCTTGATCGTACCCATATTTCCATTTTTTATATCTATTATTTCTTTTTATTGTTTTTGGTTTAATATGATCAGATAAAATTTTATATAGAGTTTGTGTATATGTCATTTTGATCTACCTTCGGCAAAACCTTTAAAGTTATTACCTCGATTTTCTTTTTTAATTTCTTTTAACATATTCTCTTCTTCTTCTATACGACTTAGTATTTCAAATGCATCGAATACTGCTAATTTTTTTGTAGCAGCAGCATTTTTTAATCTATCAGCCGAAACATCATCTTCTGAATCTACAATTTTCTCTTTTGCTACTTTAATTAATTCTTCAACTGCTTTTTGCCCAGCTTGGATTATATTCTTCTTGGTTTGTTTTGTGTTCATATTTAATTACAATATCATTTGATTCCATACAGTATAAAAGTTCATTATCAATAATAAATTCAAATTCTCTAAGTGGTTTAAATCCTATTATATCTCCTGGATTGATTTTAAGCACTTCTAATGAACTATTACCATATTTTAATATCCCTTTATTCTTTATTATTTTTTCATCTTCTAATAAAGGTTTTACAAAACAATAGTTTTCATTAGGTATCCACTTATTTTCTTGATAATACATATATACTTGAGAGGGAACTGCAAAATATAAATCGTCTTTAAAATATTTAGTACTATTTACTGATTTACCTTTCATGTTATAGTATCTTCTAAATAAATTATGATGTACTATAACTTTATCTCCTTTTTTAATTTTAGTATTATATATAAGTGGAACACTAACTACTTCTGCTTCTCTATTTACAAATTTGTGACTAGATATAGTAGAATTAACAATTAATTCACAACCATCAATATTAATTTTGTTTTTATATCTTTCCCCAATAGGTTTAATAATAAATTGATATAAACTTTTCATTAATATTCTAAATCATATTCTACAGATATAGCCATTTGAGAATTAAACTTCTTCCAAGGCAATACCTCATCTCCTTTTTTTATAAATATATTATAAGATTGTTCTTCTTCATCATTTAAAATATGAGAAATCGTATGACCCCCGTATACTTGCTGTCCAACAGCGTAGTGCATAGCGTCATTTTTATAATCAGATCCAATACTGATTTTTCTTATAACATTACTCACTATTTTTTGTATCTTCTGGTTTTGGAGTATCTATCATAGTATAACTACCATCTTCGAGATTGATATTTATACCACCATATTCTTCCTCAAGTTTTTGTTTAAATGCTTCAGCGTCTTGTACTATACCAGCATATTTGTGTAAAAGTCCATGTTTTTGGCTTTCTACAAAACCTATTTCTTTAAGATATTTAGTTATATCTTCTTGTTGTTGTTGGATAGTTTTTAATTGTTCTGCTGTAATTTTACCTGCAACTTTATTTTTTTCATCACAAGACGAACATCCTTCTTTTTTTGTTTCTTCTTTTTTCATTTGAGTTAATTTAATTTAATTATTAATTTATTTAATATAGTGCTACCATTTCTGTAGCAGTTGTAGCCGAATCGTTAGTATAAACTTTTCTAACTAACATATCTAAAGTACTTCCTGCTGGAATACTTTGTATTGTTACTGTTTGATTTGGTGGTGCTGCGGCAAATTCTAATTTAATATCACCAGTTCCGCCTACATATAAACCAAACCCACTATAACCAGGTTCAGCATCATAAACCGCATTAGTACCAGCATCACCCCCACTTGTTGGAGCTTGTAAATCAGTACCAGCTAAGGCTATTTCTAATGTACCTGTAATATCAGTTTGTCCAAAAGCTGTATTTAGATCTGATGCAGTAAAAATAATTGTCTGTGTAGCAGCCGCCATATTTGGACCAGCTCCAGGATTAGCAGGAGCACCAGGTGTACTTCCTTGATTTAATCCATCTGGTCTTGTTTGTACTACTCTTACATTTGTTATAGCACCGGTACCATCAGTTTCGATAGTATAATACGCTCCCCATTGTTTATTTTGAGTGTTACTTGCTGAACCTAAAAAAGTACCTCCAGAAGCAAAAGCTGTAACAGTTTGAGCGACTGCAGCTATATTTGCTGTAGTATCTGTAAATTGTCCTACAGGTATACCAGCTGAACTAGCGCCAGGGGCTCTTAAAGTAGCTACAGTTCCAATAGATACAGCATGGGTAGCAGCATCACTTAAATTTTTTTGATATATTCCCATTTTTTTATTTATTTATGTTTATTGTTTCCAAATACTTTTTCAACTCCACGAGAACCGAAATAACCTCCGATAACAATGGATAGAAGCCCAGTAATAGAGTCTAAAGGATAGTGTAAATACCATCCTATAACGTAACTAATTGTTAAAAATATTAATGTTAATGGACGAACATTAGCAGCAAGCCATGCCCCTGAACGAGCATCTGCAACCCAACGCCTTGTTGTTCCATCAATTTCAGCCCTTTCTATTGTTAGTTTTTGTAAAGCAATTTCTTTATCTGTTTCAGATAAACTTTTATTACCTGTTATTAATTCTGAAATAACGTTACCTGGTAATATTGCATCTCCAACAATACCTAAAATACTAGGTGCTTTTTCAATAAGAAATTTACCTACACCAGTATCTTTAAAAGCCTTTTTTTTACTCATTTATCTAGGGCTAGTATCTCCAGAAAATCCAGCTTGACCTCCTTTAGAAGTATGTTTTATTAAACTTCTACCCCCTGGTGGTCTTGATTTTAAATTCCAATCGTATTTACCAACCCAATTTTTAACTTTTTGCCAAGTGCTAGGTTCTTCTTCCTTACTTTTAGTTGAACTCATATCAGATTCATCTCCTTTAAATCCTTTTAAATGAAGAGGACTCATTGATCCACTACTTGCTATTGAATGCTTACTCATCCAAGAACCACTTGCGTGATCCGGTATTGGATTAATCCCAAGTAAGTTTTTTCTTTCTTGAGCAGCAGATTC